TGAGGATATCCGCAAGGCGGCCCCGGAATGTCGGCTCCCGCCAAGACGCTGGAGAACCTCGTGCTCAACGGCATGGTGCGGCACGGCGGGCATCCGGTGCTCACGTGGTGTGCAGGCAACGTCGCTGTTCACGAGGACCGGCACGGCAACATCTACCCGAGCAAGACAGCCAGCACGGAGCGTATCGACGGCATCGTCGCCCTCTGCCAGGGCATCGGCTCGTGGATGCGATCCGAGCAGGAGCAAAAGCCCTCGGGCACCCCTGAGATCTTTTTCGTCTGATGATCGCCAACGCACAGCATCGCATTCTTTGGCTCCCCGGTGAGGAGCGAATGTGGGACGAGGAGTATTCGTCCCGCTCGGCCGCCGGTATCCGCATCGACGCGACCAACGCTCTGCAAGTGTCTGCGGTGTTCGCGTGCTTGCGAATCCTGTCGGAGAGCGTCGCGAGCCTGCCGCTCCACGTGCTCGAACGGATGACTCGCGGGACTCGCCGTGCCGTCGAGTTGCCGCTTTATCGTCGTCTCCACCAGCAGCCCAACGAATGGCAGACGAGCTTCGAGTGGCGTGAGCAGGCGGTCTTCCACGTCGGGCTCTGGGGCGACGCTTACAGCGAGATCCGCTCGGGAGCGTCCGGTGCTGTCGATCAACTCATCCCGCTGCACCCGTCCCGCATGAAGGTCGAGCGAATTGAGAACGGGCGGCTTCGCTACAAGTACCGCGAGGAGAACGGCCGCGAGACTGTGTACTCGCAGGACGCGATCCTGCACATGCGTGGGCCGAGCGACGACGGCGTGCATGGCATGAGCGTCGTCGAGAGCTGCAAGGACGCGATCGCGCTGGCTCGGGCGTGCGAGCTCCACGGTGCCCGGTTCTTCGGGAACGGAGCAAGGCCGGGTTTTGTGCTCAGCACCGATGGCGAGCTCAACGCCGAGGCCCGCGAGTCGCTGCGTGCGAACTGGGAGCGGATGCACGGCGGCGTCAACAACAGCAACCGCACGGCTGTGCTCGTGGGCGGACTCAAGCCGATCGAAATCCCGCAAGCGTCGATGCACGATTCGCAGTTCATCGAGGCTCGGAAGTGGCAGTTGGCCGAGATCGCCCGGTTGTTTCGCGTGCCTCTCCACCTGCTCGGTGCCGAGACGAGTCCCGGCTCGGTGGAGCACGCCGGTCTCGACTACGTGCAGCACACGATCCTCCCGTGGCTGCGTCGCTTCGAGTCGGCGTTTCAGCGCGACCTCATCAGCGACGACGACCGCTACTTCGTCGAGTTCGACGTTCGCGGGCTCATGCGTGGCGACGCAGCGAGCCGCTCGGCGTACTACCGGGCGATGTGGGACATCGGAGCGCTTTCGACGAACGACATCCTCGAACTAGAGAACCGCAACCCGGTCGATGGTGGCGACGAGCGGTATCGCCCGCTGAACATGGGCACGCTCGGTGCACCGCCGTCGGTCGATGACGTACTCGCCCAGCAGCAAGAGGGCAGCGGCATCGACGGTCAGGCGGTCGAGGGCGGCGTGGCCGCAGCCGAAGGCGAGCCCGCTCCGGTCGTCGAGGAGGTGGTCGTTGAGGACGCCACGCCCCAGGTCGCAGAGGTCAGCCTCAACGGTGCCCAGATCACCGGGCTCATCGCGATCGTGCAAGCCATCTCCGATGGTCTGGTCACCCGCGAGGGTGCGGCAGCGATGATCGCTGCGTCATTCCCGAGCATCCCGCCCGCACAGATCGACGCGATCCTCGCAGGGGTGGTCGAGCGTCAACCGGCAGTAGCAGCGGATGCGCAGCCGCAGCAAGTGCCGGTCGTCGAAGACGCCCCCGCGAGGTCGCTTGAAGAGCGAGCCGAGCCCGGCACCGTCGCCGAAGGCGACTTCGTCTCGTGGGGCTCGTCTGGCGGGCGAGCTCGCGGGCGCATCGACCACGTGATGGACTACGGGCGGCTCGACGTGCCCGGCACCGACTTCGCGATCGACGCGACCGAGGACGACCCGGCGGCGCTCATCACGGTCTACGAAGAGGTCAGCGGCGGATGGCGGGCGACCGAGACGCAGGTCGGGCACAAGGTGAGCACGCTCACGAAGATCGACCCGCTGCCCGAGCCGCCGCCTGCGGAGGAGCCACGGGCGAAGCCACGGAGGCGGAAGCGTGGCTAGGTATGACCACATCGACTTCAGCCCGCCGAGCGGCGTGCGTGAAGAGGCTGCGAAGGGGCTCGCATGGCGAAGAGAATACGGCCGAGGCGGCACGGCAGTCGGCGTGGCTCGCGCAAGAGACCTGAGCAACGGCACGACGATCAGCCCCGAGACGGCACGCAGGATGAAGGCGTTCTTCGACCGGCATCAGAGCGACAGGCAAGGCGAGGGATGGAGTCCGGGCGAGACCGGATTCCCGTCGAACGGTCGGATAGCACACGCCCTGTGGGGTGGCGACTCGGGCTATTCATGGAGCAGAAAACTTGTGACGCAGATGAACGCAGCGGACGAGAACGACAGGAGCACGACGATGAACATCGAGCGACGTTCCCTCGCGATTGACGAGGTCGAATCAGCGGTGCCGCTGCTCGCGGTCGAGAGCCGCAGCGAGGACGACGGCAGCGAGCGCGAGTACATCGTGGGCTACGCCGCGAAGTTCGGCGTCTTGTCGCTCGACCTCGGCGACTTCGTCGAGCGGATCGACCCTGGTGCATTCGGCATCGTCGCCGAGCGTCGCGGGCGTCGGAAGCCGTTGGAGACGCGGGCGCTGTGGAACCACGACGCGAACTACCCGCTCGCGAGGTATCCCGGCACGCTGTCGCTCAAGGTCGATGAGATCGGGCTGCGGTACGAGTTCCCGGTCCCCGACACCAGCTATGGCCGTGACATCGCGGCGAACATCCGGGCCGGGATCGTGCGTGGCTCGTCGTTCTCGTTCACCGTGCCGAGCGGCGGCGACGAGTGGAGCGTCGAGGACGGTCGCAGTGTGCGAGTCATCAACCGCATCGACTCGCTCCTCGATGTCGGGCCGGTCACGTTCCCGGCGTATCCCGACGCCGACGTGAAAGTTGCTCAGCGGTCCTACGATGCGTTCCGCCGTCAGCGTGACGCCGAGGCTCATCGTCGCATGGCAGCGGCGGCCCGTGCCCGAGAACTCCGCGAGTACCTGACACAGCATGGCCGCTAGTGGCGACTCGTGCCCGAAGTGCCGGGCCGGTGTGTACGTGATCGCGTCGAGCCAGCGGTCTGGCGACTACCAGACGCGATATCTGCGCTGTCCGAGGTGCGGTGCGACCGACAAGCAGACGCTCCTGGCGGTCGAGGTCCGTCGGCGAAAGTTGTTTACTAACGCCCCGTCGTGACTGGATGGGTGCCGGTCTGGCTCCGTAGGTTCGTGGATAGGCGGCGTGAGCGCCGCCGCATCCCGACCAAGGAGATCGCACCGTGGACAAGATCAAGGCACTGCTCGACGAACTCGCTGCTGTCGTCGCCGAGATGGAAGCGATGTCCGAGGCTCCCGCCGAGGGCGACGCCCCCGCGATGAACGCCGAAGAGGAGTCGTCGCTTCGCTCGCTGTCCGAGCGTGCTGACAAGCTCCGCAGCCAGATCGAGCTGCTGCGTGCCATCGAGGCGAAGAACCTCGAACTGCGTGCCGTGCTGGAGCGTGGTGCTCCCGCCAAGGCGATCGAGAAGGCTGCTGCCGAGGAGGCTCCCGTGGAGAAGCGAACCGTCCCCGCGATCCCGGTGTCGCACGGCCCGCTCAAGGCGTTCCGTTCGGCCGAGTCGGCGTACCGCGCGGGCATGCACCTGCGTGGCTACGTGTTCGGCGACGCCGAGGCCCGTCGGTGGTGCGTCGATCACGGCGTCGAGAGCCGCGCCCAGGCGGGCGGCGTCAACTCGCTCGGCGGTGTCCTGACCTCGCCGGAACTGTCGAACGAGATCATCCGGCTCGTCGAGGAGTTCGGCGTCTACCCGCAGTACGCTCGCCGGGTGCCGATGTCGAGTGACACGCTCAACATCGCCCGTCGCACCGGTGGGCTGGCCGCCCGTCCGGTCGGCGAGAACGCCGAGGTGCTCGCGAGCGACGTGACGTTCGACAATGTCGAGCTCGTCGCGAAGATCTGGGGCGTGGCGAACCGCGTCCCGAACTCGCTGCTCGAAGATTCGGTCATCGACCTCGCTGATCTGATGGCGACCGAAATCGCCCAGGCGTTCGCAGAGGCCGTGGACAACTCGGGCTTCATCGGTGATGGCACTTCGACCTATCACGGCGTCGAGGGGATCACCAAGAAGATCGTGAAGTCGGCTTACTCGGCGTCGGTCGTCACCACGACCAACAGCACCGAGGATCAGTACAGCGAGCTCACGATGGCGAACTTTACGGCCTTGGTCGCAAAGCTCCCGCTGTACGCTCGCAGGAACGCCCGGTTCTTCATCTCGCCCGCTGGCTGGGGCACCGCGATGCTGCGGCTCGCGATGCTCCCCGGTGGTGCCTCTGGCCCCGGCGGCAACTCGTCGAGCGACGTGGCCGCCGGATTCGGCGAGCGGTTCCTCGGCTACCCCGTGACGCTGGTTCACTCGATGCACTCCTCGCTCGACGATTCGAGCG